CTACTGCCGTAACAACGACAGTCTGCTCAATAGCATTGACATCAATTCCCATCTTTTAAGGTTTAGTTACATCATCATAAACAATAAAATCACCAGTCAAGTAAGTCTTTACAACTCCACCGCTAAATGCTACATTCATATCCCACACATAATTACCTTTAGCAATATCAATCAACTTGCTAACTGTAACTTGGTTATTACCTACACCGCCAATCGTTATGCCACTTCCATTGGTCAAAGTCAAAGCAAGAGTACCTCCGCATCCTTTACGGATTTGGATAGTTATTGTGCTACCCGATAGATTCACGGGTGATGAATTGGATGTTATAGTGAATGCCTGACCCCAAGTGTCATTCCTCCACATTTGTATATCTAAAGTCCCAGGTCTGAAATCTGATGCCATTTTCTTTTTCTTTAAATAGATTTATGATGGATAAGTGTAGTCCGTTGGAACTTCACACCTATTCTGCAAGTATGGTAAATCAAGAGCAATAGTCGCACTAACCCCTGCCAAATACTCGGGAGTATCTTCCGTAAAGAAGTCAAGCGTTACCAAATCTTGAAGCACAAAATCAAAATCGTTGTAGTGCAATTGAGCAATTATGTCCTGTGCAGTGAGTAATTGGTCAGACAATACCTCTTGCTCATTTGATTGCTCGGGAAGTACCCTATCGCAAAAAAACAATGTGAAATTGATTGTTGAACTCTTGCCATTGATAGATGCACCCGTGAGGTCAAAAAATAAAGCGGGGTAGGCATTATCCGTACCCTTACTCAAAAAATCAAAAGCGTTTCCGTAAAACGTTGTCTTGATTTGTTGATGGGCATTTCCCAAGTCCTCTATTATTTCTATCAAATTGTTTAGGGTCATCCTTTTTTATTTTTTCAAGATAGACACGGAGTTTCTCTTGGTTCTTTTTAGTATATGTCTTATTCGCCACAACAACGATTTACGTTACCTTGATATTTTTCCTCAAAAGTTTTATACCTATCGCAATCGTAATCCCCTAACCAAATAGTCGTAGTATAAGCATCATTGTCAGGAACAATAGTGTCAACTCCCGTTCCTGGGTTAATGTACTCGGGATATTTAGCACTTGCTTGGGATTCTTGCTTCAAGAATTTAATCAACCTTTGTTTGTAAAACTCTGCCCTTGCCGAATACCTATTCGCTACATCTGCCAAATCTGATGCACTCGGTTCTGTTTGATTATCTCCCGTTTTCCTAATAACTCCTTTGTTATAGAACTGGTATGACAATGCCATTGGTAGTTCACTCATAACATAGTAAACCAAACAAGGTGTTATGTATGTATTGAGCAAGGTTTCTTCATCACAATTCAAATCTCCGCACTCAATCCCATCTTGTAACCTTTCATACAATGCCGTTCCCAAAGCTGGGAGAATATAGGCATCCTGTGCATATAGGATATCGGGAAAGACCAATTTAGGGTCAACGTTTACGTGCAAACCTGTTCTGTCTTTTATCGTATCAACCGAGATAAATAATATATTTCTGCTCATTTTATTTCTTCTTTTTTATGACCACGTTTCGCCTCCACTCGTGCCTACATGATGGAGAATCTCCCCACCAACCACCGCCTCGGTCAAATACGGAATACCCAAGTCTTGCACTTAGCATCTCAATTCCGCTTCTGCTCCAAAGTCTATCCTCGCTAATCAATTTCCTACAAAAAGTTCTTGATGGATGCGATGGTGAATCTCTCTGATAACTTGGTACAATTGGTTTCCACTCATAGGAATACTTAACCTCAAAGGTTGTAACATCCATATCATCAACCAACTTGCTCAGTGGTTTGGTCAACTTCCTTTCTTCAATCTTTGGGTCATAACTTACCGCACCCGATTCCACCAAATAAGACAAGCGACCTTGTACCACATCCCTACTTTTGCCAACCGCCTTCGCAATGTCATCAATGCTTATCTTCCTGTCCTTATCAATCAAAGCAAGGATTTGCTTGTCCAGTGTCTTGTCTATTAATACATCCTCTGCAAACGCATCCTTGGCACTAAAAACTGCCTTTGAATGGATTATGTTATAATCTCCTTTCGGTTCGCCAACCTCCCTAAAAAGTCCTATAACGGTGTCCTCATCAAGTGCTGAAAAACTAAAGTCCTCAGTCATTGGGTCATCATCTATGCCAAGCATTGCATTTACCTCATTGTCGGTCATTCCAAGACCCGATTTAAGCATTGTAGTTGCAATCTCTTTGGATATCTTACCCTGTGAAAACTGCCTAATAACTCGCATCAATTGTTGGTATTGTCTACCGCTAAGATTCTTTAAGTTATCGTTTACCTCAATTTGCTCTTGATTCAAACTTGGTTGAGTTGCTTCAGTTGGTGCATATTTTGCAACATCAATCCCTGCCTTCTCCAATAACCACTCTTTAGGTGCAATCTGCAACAATGCTGCCTCGCTTAATTCAAATCCAATAGGTTCTACTGGGATGATGCTAATTTCAGAAGTCGCACCTTTTAGGACCGCTAATTCATTGAATATTGATTCAAGGAACTGTTGTTTATCGTTTACATAGGTGTTCTTAAATATCTCATAAGAATCCCTCATCTGCGTTCTGCTTCCCAACTGCCCAGGTTCAGCAATACCAAAAAGACTTGGTGATGTTATTTGATGACCTGCAAACAAATTGTTTTGTATAATCAAATCAACCCTTGTAAAGTCCTCTTTAGTGATATCACTTGCACCTAAGTCCTCAATGATTGGTTTCCGTGCAGGGTCAGTTGTAAATGACAAGATAAACTTCTTACCATCACTACCGCTAAATCTATCCGTAAACCTCCTTTCAATGTTACGCTTCTCATCGGGAGAAGGTTCACCATTGGGAAGGGTAATAAGTTTGGATGCAGAGAATCCAGTTTGGGCATTCCCCAAAACGTGTCGTGAGACTTCAATATCAGATTCAATATAGTTCAATGCACCCATATAACCTGGAAGAGCATAGGTGTCCAAACCTGGTCTATATTCCTTTATGTAAAGTATCTGCTTCCCTTGTCTGACCTTCGTGTTGAATGCCATCATAGGGATTAACTCATCTTTTCTTTCGTTCCAATCTTTCTTGTACCAAAACTGTGTGTTATCAGCATTGGACCTAATCTTGGTATAGTCAATATGCAAAACATCGGTCAACTGTCCACCAGTCAAAGACCAAATTACTTCCAAGTAAGCACCTCCGAAGATTTCAATATCAATAGAAACCTTCCTTGTCAAATCGTTCAAAGATTCAAACTGATTCGGTTGTGCAATGAATTGGTCTGCAACTGGGTCTGCTTCATCACTCTTCCATCCGTTCCCGATAATGTAGTTAACCTTTCCTTTTACAATAGCATTGTGTTTTGCACTCTTATTGTAAAGTGCCAAAAGATAGTTAGGGTAATCGTTTTTTTCACCGAACTCAATATACCCCTTGCCCCTCTTTTCTCTATATTCGGGTTGCCTTGCCTCTTGGAAATTTAATATTACTAAATCATTCATCGTGTTATGTATGTATTGTCAACCTCGTGTTGTGTGTACTCAAATGTGGTTGATGGTGACAGTTTCATAATGCCCTCTTCAAGCAATCCAGTTGCTTTGGTATAATCTACATTGTAGGCACTTGCTTGTTCATAGACATAGTACAAATACTCGCCAATATGACCCAAACTAAAGTATTTCGGTACTTTAATACTAAACTTGTTATACCTATCCTTGTAAAGTGATACATCGGCAGCATTTAACAAAACAAAAGTTACCTCATCCCGTGTGGTTCTATTCACGAAACGGAATAGATAATTCGGAGTAGTAAGCGTTTGCTTCTCCGTTAATGTTAGGTAAATGTACTCCGTTGCCCCTTGTGTCAGTTGTATCATTGTATCTAAATAGGTAATCTGCAAACTTTTACCCAAAAAGAAAGGCATCCACAATGGGATGCCCTACTCAATTCTAAACCTTCCTATTTACGCAGTAAGACCTGCAATTATAGAACTTGTAACCTCGGGAGCAAGTGCAGGTTCATTGCCAGTGAAGGTCAATGTGTAACCATTCCTATCTCCGAAGGCAGTACCAGTTGCACCATTTCCACCAGTCAAATCAGCACCATTTACCTTACCGAGCAACCAATATTTATCGTTACCATCCTGTACAACTGCAAGGAGATTGTTTTTTGCCAAAAGCAAAATCTCGTTTCTTGTAGATGCTTGAAGTTTATTCAAGATGATTGACAATTCTTGTGCGTAAAAAACAGTTCCGTTCTCAACAGAAGCGGTGATGTTTTCGGTAAGTGAAGAGGTTTGCTTAACAAGTTGGTACTTGTAGAAAACCTTTCCTGCTGACTTAGTGATGGCAGTAACTACACCTGATGCTTCGGTTATTGCAGTAACATCACCAAACGGAATAAACCATACCGCTTTGATGCCACCTATGGATTCTTTACAATCCAATACATATCCTTGTGTTAATGCACACGCCATAGTAATTAATTTTATAATGAAGGCAAGGGATGGAAACCACCCCTCACCTCATTGTTATTTAAACGAAGAACTTAACAATCTCATCAGGGAAGGCGAAGTTAACGCCCATCTTGAATTCTGCTACAAAGCGAACTTGGTCAGCTTCTTTAGCGTAGAAGATTTCAAACCTTTCCTCTTCATTCAGAAGGTCAGTTCCGATGAACAGGTTAGAGATACGCATTGCAACAATCTTACCGCTTCCGTTAAGACCTTGAACTGCGATAACCTTTACGTTAGTACCTGGGAGGTAAAACTCACTGTTTGCTTTACCATCAAACTGGTAGTGATAAAGGTTAGAAGACTTCAACTTTACAGTGTAAGTACGGAAAGTATCCATACCACAGAAGATTGCGATATCATCCTTGTCAACTACTTGGGCAGGGATTGCTTTGTAGATATCATCAAAGATAGAAACAACGTTTGCATCAGTGATGGCAGTCTCAACAGAACCGTGATATGCTACGCTATTAGCGTTAACAACAGAACCACCAGCAGCAGTAATCAAAGTTGTGATACCATCAAACTTGTTGAGGTTTACATCAACGCTTGAAGTTGAACCAACCCAAAGGGTTTTCTCAAGTTGCTGAGAAATCTTCTCGGTTTTACGCTTAGAATACTCTTCAGAGTAAACCATTGAATCGTACATTGAACCAGCAGGAAGTGCTTTTTGCAAGTACTTTGCTTCAAGGTCCTTCAAGCACAATGCTTCGTTAACCTTAATCTTTCCAACTGTAACTGTACGCTGGGTGAAAGAAGTCAGACCTGATGCGTTGAATCCGCAAGATGAACCATCTTGGAAGATTGCATCGGTGTCCATAATGTTGATGGTCTCGGCAGATTTAACACCTACCATAACGTTACCCTGGTCCTTAATCAAGGATGCGGTTTTGCTGCCAAGTACAGAAGAACTAACAAGCAGTTGCTCGTTTTCTTTTGTATATGCTGCCAATGTTCCTACTGAAAAACTCATTTTATTTAATTTTTATTGTTTGAGAAATTTTTACTTAATTGATTTTGCGAAATCAAGGAATCTTTTAATTTTATCATCCTTGCCTTCAACGTGTACATTAAACTTTTCTTTGGGTGCTTCGGTAGCATTTGCAGATGGTGTGCTTAAAAGTTGCACCAGCACATCTGAAATATCACTCATACCCTTGCTGAATTTTGCCTCTTGGGATGCAAGTTTGGCATCGTATGCCATTTTGATTTCATCCAGTTGCTTTTGCATCTCTTCAATCTTCTTCTTCATCAAATCTTCTTCAATAGGTGCAATCTCAACTTCTACTTCCTCGGGCATTTCTACCTCGGGAACTTTGATTTCTACAATGGTAGATGCTTCATCCAAAACCATAACAGAACCATCAGCAAGTTCGTGTTCACCAGCAGGGGCAGGAACTTCGTTGCCACCCTCATCTACCAGTGTAACCTTACCACCGATTTCATACTTATCAATCATAACTTTTGCTCCGCTTTTGAGGACATATTCCGCAAAAGATTGGAGAGGTTCAGCAGATGCAACAGGCAATTCACCCGCTTCTGCGAACATTTGTTTAATCTTGTTAATTGCTTCCAAAGTTGTCATAATAACTTTTGGTAATAAATAGGAGGCATTTTCCAATGTACCATATAAGAAAAAGGCAAGGTGTGGAAACACCCTGCCTAACCAAACGCTATGAAAAAAAGTCTATTTAACTTTAGATAGGACTTCAAGCACTTTTTCCCAAAGTTGCTCTATCTTTTTGTCGCCTGTTTTCCTGTAATTAAACTGCCCCTCTACCGAGAATCCCCTTACATTTCCTGCCTTAATCTCTGCCCATACTTCGGGATTGTCTACCTTGAACGAACCAAACCAAGAACCATCAGGTACATCCTCAAAACCTTTCATCGGTTGGATGCCCCTAACCTTGTCACTGATAAATGATTCAAACATTGTAACCCCTTCCACGGATTGCCCCGAATCGTGCATAAGGTTTACGTTTGCTTGATACCCCTTTTTAAAGTAACGTTGTGCAATCTTTTTTATCGTTTCCTTTGTAAATACCACATAATATTCCCCGTTGTGGTCATTGCGGTAGATAGGAGTATCTGCCAACATAAGCGGTCCACTTATGATTTGTTGGTCCTCATCTTGGATGACAAACTTTTGTTTATCTATTTCTTTTAGTTTGTTACTTGCCCACTCAATCATGGAAGTACCGCCCCAAGCATCCCACATAAGACCTCCGCAACCTTCAGAATATGGTACATCTTTATTTTGCTGATGCCTTTTGAATCCGCTAATACGTGCAATAGTTTCCCTTGTCAAAGGTTCACCCTTTGCGATTTGGTTAGCACGAATCTTGCCAGTTGCCTCACCGCAATCTCCCCATCCGTTTTTCTCTGCCCAATCCAATGCCCTTTGTGCGTTATTCTTTGCACTTTCGGGATAGTCGGTGTAAGATTCAGCAAATTCATCTTCTGTAAAAGCAAGGAACTGTCTTTCAATCGCTGGTCTGTCTACCAAACTGACCACATCAACCTCAACATCATCTTCAAGGTCATTGGTTATTTCTAAGTTAAAAATCGGTATATTCTTTTCCATTTTTGTATTTTTTATAAACTATTGTTATCCAAGTCGTGCTGCTCGGTTTATTCTTATTATTTTTTCCTGTTGGTTAGTAATATCGGATTCCACAACGTATGCCCTACCAGTTGCAGAACCCATTTGATTGATTGATTGTTGACTTAACGAAGTTACTGTGTTTTGAATTGGTGCAGAAGGTGAGATTGGTGCAGATGCCATAGACATAGAAGGTGCTCCTGCCTCCGCAACATTTCCCGTACCTTTTGCAGATGGTACTTTGGTACTGATAATCTTTTTAACGTTTATCAATCCTGCTGCAATAGTCGCTGCTGCTGCCACAGGTCCAAATATACCGCCTTGTGCAATTGCTTTAGAAGCACCTTGATAAGTGTTTATGATTGCTTGTGTAACCGCTATTGCCTTACCTGCTACACTATTTTGGTCTACCAGTCCACCCACAATTGAAAGCGTTTGTTGAGCAAGACCTAATTGAGCATCAAACTTCTCTTGGTCCAACTTTTTTTCATAGTCGGTCAATGTTTTTTTAGCATCCGCTTGTTCTGTTGCACTTACAACAATTGCATTTGTTACACCTTTTGCAACAACCTGCGTTTGAATAAGTGCATCTTTACCTGCTGCCGTTACTCCTAAAATCTCTGTTTTTGTAAGGTTTGCAGCAAGTTCTTTTTCTCTACGAATTAATGCTTCGCCTTCTTCCCTTTCCTTTCTCGCCTTGTCTCTTTCCGCTTGTTTTGCTGCTGCATCTTTTGCTGCCTGTGCATTTCTATCTGCTATCCTTTTTTGCTCGGTAGCATCAAGGACCGCACTTTCAACCTTTAATTCTCTAAACCTTTTCGCCTCTTCTTCGGTAAGTTTGCCAGTTAGTTTTAACCTTTCACGCAATGCGTTGGTCTCATTGGCATTTGCTTCCTTTTGCAGTGCGTAAATCTCTTTCTCCTTACCACCTTGTGCGGTTAGTAATTTAACCCTTGCCTCAATGTTTTCATTTGCCTTTGCATTTGTCTTGCTTAACTTTTCAAGTACCCTATCCGCTTCCGATGTTATGCCAACAAAATCAGTAAACTTTGTAACAAGGTTGCCAACAAAGTCCGCAAGTTTTCCAAGACCTGGGATAAAATTAAGGACTACCTTTTTAACTGTCTCAAAGTTGGCAATCAATAAACCTACACCTACAACCAATGCACCTATGCCCGTTGATATAATGGCACTTCTAAGCGTTCCGAATGCCTTAGACACTCCGCTACCAATAACCGCACCCAATTGCTTGAATGAATCTATGCTTTCGCCTACCGCTTGTAAACCTTGCGACAATGCCATTGCAGATTGAACCTTTAACAAGGTTTTCTCTACTGCCTCTGTTTGCTTTCCGAACAAACCTACTGCACCTTGCAATGCAGCGAATCCACCTGCCACACCCGACAAAGATGCGGTTAATGCTTTGAACTTTGCATCAGGATTGAAGGCATCCGTTAACGCTTTAGCATCCCCGATGGCATCCTTTAATTGTGCTGCCCTTTTTGCTGCCTCAATTGCTTCCTTAGATGTCGCACCGAACTTGTCAGACAATGCCGTGACCTCATTTTGTGCCTCCCTTAATTGTTGTTTAAGTGAACCAACCGACTTACCTACATCCCCAGCATCAACTTTGACCTTGACACCAATTATTTCTTCTGCCATATTAAACGTATGTTAATTCAATTACTTTAAGTAGTTCCACCTTTGTAACGTTAAAGTCCATAGGGTTGTAATCCAAGACCTTATTCAATCTCCAAAGTGAACCATCAATAAAAATTAGTTTACTAAAATCAAGGTTATAAATGTCAATCTCATTCAACTTCACCGAGCAAGTAAGTAACTTACTATCCTTGTCGGTAATCTCTGCAATGTACTCGGACCAATACCCATTAAACAAGTTTGCTGCCGTGTAGGATGAAGTAGTAAAAAACAATTCCTTTGGTGCTCCCCAACTAATATCATCCGTTGGATTTATCGGGTCGTTAACGTGTCCAGCATACCCATAAGCGGTGTATGATGCCAAAGTGGTTGCTCCGTTCTTTATTGCCCAAGTAGTCATACCCGTTACCTTCTTTGCTTGGAGAATCCTTATAACCGAATCCATCTTATCTTCAGAAGCGTTGGCATTTGACTTTTTGTAAATGGTAGAATAAATCTTATCCGTTCCCGTGTATTGCGTTAGCACTGTCGCTGCGAATATCAACTCGGTAGAATCTACTTCCTTTACAAACTCATTCTCGCTATCGTAGATAAAATCACCGTAACCCTCATTGTACTTCTTGCGGTAGTTTTCCGCATAAAAGTCGTTATCTTGTTTGTATTTGTAATCGTAATAACGTGCAGTGAACTCGGACATGGGTTTCAACCTTAACACGCTTCCCCTATCTACTTTGTTTGTCCAATCAATCTGACTGCCATCGTAAAAGTCAATGAAAGGTTTTATAATAAGTTTTTTCTCAACCAACTTGTCCTCATAAACGTAAAGATTGAACATCTTTACAATGGATGCAAAAAAATCCTTTTGGAAGATTCCTTTTGGTATTGTGTCATTTATGACAATGCTTTCCCCGTAGTTTACAGTAGTTTGTGTTGGGTTATCCGATATGATATTAAAGTACCCTTGCTCAATATCTAAATCCGAAAAGTTGCCTATCAAGTCAACATCTAAAGTATCGGTGTTGACAAGAGTAATAGATGCAACATTTAGGATTGCATTGAAATTGTAACCGCTTCCAGGTAGTGTGTAGGTAACAATTGAAATAGGTGTTCCGTTCTTTCTTAATTGAACAGTAAAGTCGCTTGAAGGACTTATTGCGTTTAAAATACCCGAAACATTTAAAATGATACTACCTGCAAATGCAGTTCCCGAATTGTAAGTAAAATCACTACCGCTTCCCGTTACTGTAAAGTTTCCAGCGTTTGATACATCAAACTCAACGTTATCTGCTGCCGAGGTATAGTTTTTAGTTTTAGCGGTTGCGACTAATGCATCAGAAGTGTTTTTTGTAATACCTTTTTGATTGTTAGGTATTACCAATCTTTGCATCAATGCCGTACTCAATAACGGGAAATCCCAAGTGTAACCCGAATCACTTATAATATTTTCAAGGTATTCCTTGACATAAAGAGCAGGTCTAAATGCATCAAATGAAAAGTCAACCTTATTGGTTGATTCATTGCCGTAATCAATCAAAGGGTAGTAAACACCGCTTCCGCTGATGTTATCCCAACTATTTGCTATGTTAGTTACATTCCAAGTTTGGTCCGCTATCCCAAAGTCTATGTCTTCTAACTTCTTATTTCCAAGTGCATTGATAAAACCGCCTAACTCACCAAATACCGCAACCTCATATTCAATATGTTTGCCATCAATGATGATTTCAAGCAATCGCAAAACACCTTTAAAGATTTGTATTTTATCTACCAAGATGATACAAGGAACTGACTTGGTAGCGTTGAAGTTGTAACCCACGTTTGGGATTGCGGGATTGTATAGATTGGAGTTTCCGAACTCGAATATATTACCGAATAACTTATTGTTATTATCATTCCCTGGAAGTATTATGGTTTTACTAAATGAGGTGTTCCTTGTCGCAAAGTCTTGGATTTCATCTATTGCATAGGTGAACTCCGCTGATATTTCCGCAGTTAAATCAAGTCTATTATTATCAATGTAAACCTCTGTCCTCATCGGAATTGACTATATTTTTTGTTTGCTATCTGCACATCAAGTTCAAGGTTGAACATTTTGTCCGCAATCCTTTTCTTCTCTTCCCAGTTGCTTGTCATTGTAACCACGGGATAGTAGTAACCACCTTGCTCAAAATAGACTTCGGGTGATTGTACCAACTCCCTTAACCAATTGTAATCGGTTACATTTAAGTAATTACTTCGCAGTTTGTACATTGTTGTATGCTCAACCACGAACTTAGTTGCCCCAGGGTTTATTCTGTTGTAGTCATCATAGGTCCGCATAGCGGTTGCAGATGCATTATACCTATACTTATTCCCCTCGTATTGCTTTGATTCAACGTTCCTTGATTCTTTGTTCACCAACCTAAAATGCATCGTATCGTAACCGCCTAATTGATTTAGGAAGTGCAATGCTATTGGTGTGTAGTTAGGATTGCAAACTAATTTAACCCGTACCTCATCTCCGAATCCTACCCCATTGTGCAATTTTATGCCGTATGAGTATGCAGATTGTGGGATGACAGTTGATTCATACCAGTCATTTATTGCAGTTGGTGATATGTCAAGCAAACTGAATGTCTCTTGGTTATCCGTTGCCGTTGTTACCGCACTTCCACTCGGTGTGCCATTCTCGTTATACAACTGAACCGATGGGTAAATGTTTGTGCTTACCCCACTTGCGTTCATGTATCCGATATGCAACTTGTCCGTAAAAGCACATTCAACATTGCTCAAATCTCTATTGGTCAACCATTTACTAACGTATGACTTGAAGTAGGTCGGTGATTGTGCTGGGTTATAGAAATCGGGATAGTAGAAGTTAAACGCTACATAGGTCTGTTCCAATAGGTTGGTGTAGGTTGTTCCACCATACTCTTCACCATATTTAATGGTATATTCCTTATAAATATTGTCATTTGTACCGCTAAACAAAGTAGTGGCAGTATTGGGAACGAAATAGGATTGAGCATAATTCCGCATAATATTCCCTGCGTTGAATATCCCCTTCGTGCTTGTAACATCGGGGAACTGCTTTATCCTTGCCACTAAGGTTGCATCCACATAGACATCAAAGACATATTTAAAATTGGTTGATGCCTTATTTGTGCTATCTACCACGAACCAAAGGTCATCGTGTAGGGATGCGTATTGTTCGGGTATACTATTAACTGTTATTGCCATATCTTACTTGTTCTCTTCATTAATTAGCGTATTCGCTTGTTTTATGTACACTATTAAGTCCGCACCGATTGCCTTACCCATTTTATCGTAAAACTGCTGATTAAAGACCTCATCTACTGCATTGTCAAAGAACCCTGTCTTGGGTAATCCCCTTTGCTTAATCTTTCTTGCGATTAGGTAGGCAGTGGTCCTCCCCGTGTTTAATTGTGCAACTGATTTCCTCTTTTTCTGTAAACCGCTAAGATTAAACCTTTGGTCTTCTCTTCTTGAGGATAATGCGTTCCTCTTTACCCACTTCTGAATGGCATTAACCATCGGTCCATTCATAGAAGGATATGCAGACCTAAACCGATAAGGTGAGTTAGGTTGACCCGATTTAAACCCCTTTACACCCTTATTGACAAAGTCATAATACTTTGCACCTTCTGAACTCTTAGGGTAACCAATGTCAAGAGAATAAGATGAACCTTGCTTAATTAATTCGCCTTCAGTTATGTCTGTGCTTAGAGTTCCAGTATCTACCCTGTTTGCCTTGATTAAATTATCCTGAACCCTTTTAATGAATATTGAAGCAAATCTTATAATGGTCCTTTCAACGAATGGCAACTGCCCTAACTTTTGGTAGTCCTCTTTGTTCGCTGCTTGGGAAGCAATTATTGCATCCGTTATAACTACCTCAGTATCAACCTTTCGCATAACTTTTCCGTATTAATTCGTTATCGTGTTCCATCTTCGCTTTCAAGTATGCAAGGTCATTCAAGAAATTTATTGTAGGTAGGTTAAATGCTTGGTCAAGTGTGATTCCTTCAAAGTCGGCAACCAGTTTGGTTTGGTAAATCCATCCATAATGTTGCATAAAACCTGATGCACTTCTTCCGCTTTCATCTTCTCCACTCCCTGCTCCATCATCTGTTGGACCATAAAGTCCTTTGAATTCTTTATCCAAAGTCTGAATACTTGATAAAAAAAAACAACCGAACCAAGAACGGATTGGATAGGTGCTTCAAGCATATCTTGGGCATAGTCGCTATGCTTACCTGCATCGTAAATGTCATCCTTCCATTCAAACCATCCCCTCTTTTGGGGTATGACCATACATGCCATGATTTTGTGCAAGTTACCCATCACATCAGAACTAAAGTGTTTAGATTCAATATACCTGGATGCAGGGATATTCCGCACATCGTAAACGCACTTGTACCGCCTTCCATTGATTGTTATAACCTTAACCGCTTCAGGCTTAATGTCCTCATTGATAAAAGCAATGGATTCAAGCAATGGTCCAAGTTCCTTAACGGGTAAACTATCAATCTGATTTTCCGTTTGGTTTGTAAGTATTGAGGCAACCTTTACGCTTATATCAAGGTCAGTCAAGTCCTTGCTATTCGCATACAATTCATTAATCTGCTGGTATTGGAAGACTGTAACGTTTGACCAATTCATACCTTTAAATAGTTTATTCTTAGTTAAGTGTAATACAATGTCTATCCAAGGATACCCTTGATGTCTTGGGATTATTAAAGCACTCCCAATCATTGCCAAACTATGCACCCCTATCCAAGAAGGGAGAACGGGTTTTTTGGTTATCCTTGTCGGTAGTTATCATTGTAATTACTACCACTTTTATCCCGTTCTTATCATCTCCAGTCCGTTACCGAAGCGAACTGTTAAGCATAGATGACACGTTCATTCATTTACTTTTTGTGCTAAAGTTGGGGTGAACCCGTGTTAAGACCCAATCATCCAAAGGTAGGTAAAAAAAAGAACCCACACTGATTGCAGCAGGTGGGTCTAATTGTAGCAGGTTTGCTATAATCAAACCCGAATAAATACTGCAATTATCTAATCGGATTGACTCAGCAAAAATACTAAATATTTTAGATAACTAACTTTTTTAGCAGAATATTTTAAAAAAAGGGAGGCGAACCTCCCTGATGAAATTAAAAGTTATAGATAGTGCAATCATTAACCCTATAACCTGCACACTTTTTCTCCCTTACTAACTCTAAGGCAAAAGAATAAGAAATTTCTATTTCTTGACCATTGCCCATTACCATCAGGTTAAGACCGTTTGAGAAGATTGCGATTTTAGAAATGTTCATTGTGTTTGGTTTAATTGTGATTTGTTACACAAAGATAATACATTATTTCAAACTACAAAACTTTTTCTCAATTATTTTAAAAAATATTTCTGTTTGGTAGTTTCCCCCCGACTTCCCCCCGTTTCCCCCTAATTCCCCCTAAATAAAACTATACCTCCCACTCCCCACATTCTTTTGAAGGTGCTGCCAAGCAAGGGAAAGACTAACAACGCAGTCATCATGAAATCCCTGAGGTGCGGAATACTTTACCCCGAATGAGGTGTATTGATATTCAAAGATTTCAAGTTCATCCACAATAGGACCTGGGGGGAAGGTAATCTTCCTTTGGTGGATAGCGGATGCAAGACCCTCCATTAGCATTTGCTTTGAAGTACTGCTGAACTTATACCCTTGTACATCTAATCCCTCCCTTTGCATATCCTCAAAGATTGGGTCACCTACCCCTGTACTATCCATCAGGATTGGTGCTTTAGGTAAATTGACAATATACTCCTTAGTTTGCCTCCAATCCCTTTGGAAGCGTTCATAATGGCATACAGACCCATTCTTGTCAAGTCCTATCACCACAGTCCAGTCAACCGCTTTGGCAAGGTCTATGCCGTAACAGGCAACAGGATTGGTGGACATCGGAAAGATGCACTGCCTTATGTAAGCAGACCCAAAAGGATTGGCAGCATTCTCGGCAGGGTTTGCCATATATTCCTGCTCAAAGACTACTTCAGGAAGTTGCATCCTTGCAGAGTCAACCTCTGACTTATCAATATAGGGATTGTCATAAGTACTAAACTTAAACGATTGCCAATCTTCTTCACCTCCGTTCCCTTTCATAAAAAGTGAATAGAAGTAGTTCTTACCCTTTGGAGTAGACAAGAACAATGCCTTGCCCTTGTAATCTGTCAAGGTAGGTCTGATACTATTCAACCACCCATCCTCAAGATTAGGGATGAAAGATGCCTCATCTATGATGCAAAGGTGAAACTTGAGACCCCTAAGATTATCCAACCTTTCACCCGTAAAGAATCGGATTGTGCCACCCGTGATGAAAGTAATCACCAAGTCTGCCTCATTCTTTTTGTAGATTTCAAGAGGTAGCATCTCTAACAACTCTTGAAAGAATATTTTACCGAGTTGATAGGTCGGTGTTATGTATGCCACCCTCTTGCCCTCAATACCGCTTTCTAAGGCGATTGTTTGACTGATTAAGGACTTGCCAAACCTTCGCCCTGCCATCATCACAATAAACCTTTTATCGCAATCTATGACCTTTCTTTGGGCATCATGTGGATTGTAAAGTTTTACGTTAGCGGTCACGGGTGATTTTTATTTCACTTACTTCATGTTTGTTCTCGGTCTTTTCTACAAGGTTGTTCAATCTTTGCGTAATGCTCGGGTTATAGATACCTGCCATACCTCCACGAATTTGGTCTTGCCTGATTGTTTCCCTTATACGCGAACAGATAAGTGAAAATTCTTCGTATGCTCCATTCAAGTTCTTAAAATAGTCATGAATTGACCTTGCTATTCCGTTATTATAACACCATATTGAGAATCCTTCAAGTGTCAAAGGTGCTTCCTTTTCTCTTATAACTTGCTTTGCCATACCTCCTACCCAGTCTTTAACCTTGATAGGATTACTCTTTTCATATTCCACATATTGAAGGAATAATTCAAGCATTATTTCGGGAGTTTCTATGTTGCGAGGTCTTCCAACCTTGTTTGTCTTTGCCATCTTATTTCAATTTTGTAAGTACCCTATTGTGTACTAAGTTAAGTTCGTGCTTCCAATGTTCGGTTTGTCCTTCCTTTGGTAGGAATTGGTCTACTGCGTTTGATACTGATTGAATCCCTGCGAAGTAACCCCACGGCATTTGGATAGCATTATTACAGTCATCAATGACCAGTGTACCGCCTACCTTTAGAATTGGTAGATAGTTCTTTAGGTCAGATATTACCACCTCGTAAGTATGTCCTCCATCAATGTAAAGAACATCGGGAGGATTTTGAGAGGCAAGTTTGACTGCATTTGGGTTGGTAGAATCTAATCGGATTAATTCGTAGTCTTCCACAATCTTGAATGTTTTATGCAGTTTAAGTATGTCTGCTTCGTAATCTGATTCCCAATGCCCATCAGACATATCAAGAGGTGTGATGCCTATTCGCCTAACCTTTTTGCCGTGTCGGTCCGCAAGTATCTTGATAAGTCCAAGTATCTGCCCACGAAATACTCCTATCTCCATAAAGGTAAATTCTTTTGGCATCCTTGCGACAATATCATTCCACATCCAAAGAAAACACCTTTCACCGAACCCGAAAGCGTTTGCTTCTATCCAGTCCCGATACTCTTTCAGTTCTTGGTCAGCGTTGACCTTATCGGTGTACTCCTTAACTATCCATTCCATCATAGTTGGTAAAATTTAGTCATATCGGTTTTCCCGTTCCCGTGAATGAACATAGGGAAGGTATGTGTTTTATTATTGTACAATCTATTGTACGTTAGAGTAAAGTCTCCTTCCACCTCAAACGCAACGGATTGAAAGATGTTACAATAATCCAGTCCAATCTTGTTGGGCATTGCAAGGAAGCGGTCCGTGTACCAACGTTGGTCATCATCTTCATACTTTGGGGGATTGCTATGGTAGATATCAAGGAAGTCCTTTTTGTTTCCGTAAATCTGCCCACTGTTTAAGAACTTCCATTCGTGATTAACCACTGGAAACTTGCCCATGTTATGTACATCGGGATAACATCCTTTCTCGGAACTTATAATCAAACCGCTTTGTCCTCTGTGTTTATAATTAAACTCATCGGGATTAGATATGCAATAATTATCGTAAGCATCAAGGTAGATGAATTCATCCGTGTCGGTTGAGCATAGGTACTCATAAAGTCCTATTATCTTAGTTCCAAATCCTTTCCACTCCTTTACGATTGAATGATATGCCCACCCGTGTTGTTTTAGGGATTGTTCCAACTTCAACCACCCTGGGTGATTTATATTATCAAGTGATACGATTACTTTCATTGAAAAGGATTGTAGTATATTGGTCTTGTGCCGTGATAGTATTCATGGGTCATTTTAATAACCTGTTGGGTTACCTCTGAACTGTGTTTCTCCTTCCACGTTTGGTATTCCGTTTCCCCTTTGTCAATGTGTTCAATCTCAATATGCGGAAGAAACACGTTCCACATTCCTGCAACTGTTGACCTATGAGATGCAAGGACATCATCGTAACCATAGAGGTTAGGTTGGCAAAGATACCCTATTTTATCAAGCAAAGCGGATGAATACATTTGACAAGTTCCGATTATGTGATGGCACTTCTCAACTATAATCCAACGCTGACCTGCAAAGTGTGGTAGCATTATTAATTCGCTTCTCCAATCAGGCAAGGCATGGTTTGGTTCTTCCCAACAATCTTTACGCTTTAGACCTACAATTCCTATCCTTGCTTCTCTTTGTATTGCATCTGCCATCTCCTTTACCCAATCATTGTAGTTTATGGTAACATCGTTATCCATCTTGATACAATGCTGACCAATCTTTCTATGCTTCCAAGCGAGGTTAATTGCTTCTGCCGTTCCAATGTTTTGCTCGTTTGTGATTAGGTTTATGTACCCATCCTCTGCCCATAACTTTAGCACATCCTTTGTCTGTTGGCAAGAGTTATTATCTATAACCCAAAACTCATGGTCGGTAAAGATATCTTGATTGTATAAGGCATTCAATACCCTTTCGGTTAGTTCTGACCTTTTGTTTTCTATGGTGTCATGCACCGCCATTGCGATTAGTACCTTATCCATTGTGTTTAGTTAATTAGTTCTGATATGATAATGTTATGGTCGCTCATCAATAGTTCAAATTCATCAAAGACCAACTCAACTGCTTCATATTCACTTAGTCCTTTCTCCTCTACCAAGTTCATTAACCTTTTTTTAGTATTATAATGAAAGGTGTGGATTGCAGACATCAGTGCTTCAGACTTTACACACCTTAAATGTGCAGTCCTTTCATCAATGTCATCAAGGTCAAAGGTTAATGTTGCTTTCATAATGCGTTGAATATTTGTGTTCTTAATTGATTTACCTTGACCAAGTTAAAGTTTTCTCTGCACCACTCACCATTCGCAATTCCCATCTCTTGCCTATAAATAGCATCTTTGACAACTTTTTTAATATTTGTGAACCAATCGGATTGATTGTTTACAGGTATGATATGCTTACAATCAGAATAAGGTTTTACGTTTGATGCTATAACTGGTGCATTCTTAGTCGCTGCCTCTAATACTTTTAGATTGCTTTTCATTGAGTTGAACTTGGATGCAACCAAAGGAACAAGACAAGCATCTGCTTCATTGTAAAAATTCATGTATTGGTCAACTGGCAACGCTGCACGTATGTAACCATCAACCTTAAACCCGTGTAGGTAATCGTTAATCATTCTACCCCATACGTTTGCAACATTCTTGTCTTCACTATAACCGCAAAGGATAAATGTTGACTTGCTTTTTACCATTGCATCACCTGCCACCCTTTTCATCGGGTTTCTAAGGATTGCAATGTCCTTCTCGTGAGTTACTGAACCAGCGTAAACAAACCTTACCCTATCGGATTCAGTCTTTACATCAGTGAACTGGTCCTCGCCATAAGGCAAAGCGTTTGGAACTACCACACAGTTTTTATTTAAATAGTACATCTCCCATGCCAAAAGTTCATTTGAAGATATTACCATATCTGCTGCTCTTATGTGGTCTCTTACCTTTTGAGTTGGATATTTACCATATAGAATATGCCAAGGGTCAAGATACCAATAGTCATCTATATCAACTACTAACTTGAATCCGTACTTCTCACGCAATCTTAATACCTCATCAACCTCCATACCTGCTATGTACCGATTGATAAAAAGTATGTCATATCCTTTTTCAAGTTCTTCCTCGGTAAGTACATCGGTCATCATTGCGTAATCCTTTGGCAAGTAGATTAAAGGATTGAATAACCTATGGAAAGAGACCCCCGAATTACGCTGACCGACTGTTATGATTTTCATTGCTTATTTTTAAATGGTCTACCTTTTTTCTTTGGCACTTGTACAGGTTCTTGTACAACTTCCGCATCAAGCAACTTGGATGCTTGGTATGAATCCCAATAGTTGCTCAATCGCTTCATCATGTCGGCAACACAACTGCTGCACCAACTTGTAAGGATAAACCCAGGGTCAAGATACCTTCTATAAATCTGCTCATAACCTACAAGGATGTGCAAAGGAAGGTTCTTCATAAACCCAATCTTTACGCATTCAAAGTTGTAGATGTTGTCTTGAATAAACTTTTCATCTTCTTGTGTCATTTTGATTATTTTTTAAAAAATATGTTATTCATTAGGTTTCTAAATAGCGGAGCAGATACCCCTGCGACAAATGCCACCAAAACGCAATTTAAGACCCATAGAGGCAGGAAGTACAAAGCAATGGCAACATATACGGAAAGGCACATATTGCAGGAAAATGGTTTAAAGTTAATCTTCCACCTTTCGGGTAGTCTTGCCATATCAATAAAGTAGAAAACGGAGAAAAGGGATGCAATAACAATTTTAAGGAGTAACATGGTTTTTGATTTTATATTTTAAAAGTGTTTTAGTTTTTTTAATCGTTTTCATCAGTGAACGGTATGGGATTCCAGTATCCCTTGAAAGGGACATTATGTTCTGCCCATTCTCGGAATAAAGTCTAAGTATTTCAAGTTCGTACCAATGTAAAATCTTTAAAGAATTATTTAATTTGACAGTTATCTCATCGGTTTGTATGGTATCGCTTACATCGGGTGCATCGTGTTTCTCGGTCCATTCCGTGAATACCTTGCGGAACTTATTGAAGAAAGTTGACCTATCCGATTTTATCATTGATAGCATTGTGCGAACCAAGTAGAACTTTAAAAACCCTCCGTTGTGCATTGACATAAACTTCACCTCATCCATCTCACAAAGTACCATAAACATCTCTTGCCTCAAATCATCTTGCAACTCAAAAGGTTGCATCTTTTTGATGGCATTGTCTATATCCTTGTCGGTGTATAGACCTGCTATGATATCGTTCTTTGTCAGACCCATTCGCTTAGTTCGGGGATGCCTTTGTTATCTGTTGCAAGGTAACACAATGCCCCAGCATTTTTTGCTCTATTGAGAAAAACTATTTGATAATCACTAAGTTTATCCGCAATTGTCTTTACCTCGCAATATACCGCCTTACCAGTTGTTTTGCAGAATCCAGTAATATCTGCCACACCACGTTCGCCAATAAACTTCCTTCCAGGTACGCTTAAATTATTGTTTCGCCACACATAGTAACCTTTGGATTCCAACTTCATTAATGCAAACTTTGTTATCATTCCTGCGGTTAAGTGCATTATTTTTTATATTGATTTGATAAAATCATTGGAGTAGTATTAACCCATTTTATTGAATGGTGAATCCTTTTATTGTTAGAATTCATCATTGATGCTTTAACACTTGAAGGTTGCATCATAACCGAATGAAAAGATTTTACATAAGTACCCGTTAAAGCATATTCATCAGTCATTCCTCCATTGTTACTTTGAGTATCTTTTTGGTCTAATTGAATATTAGTAAAAGTAAAAAAAACATCACCCCTACTTCCTAAAGTTGTGTAAGTATTTACATCCTCATTGATTGACCCTATGAATTGAAATGGTCTATCCGTTGAGCAAAAAAAACTATTCATACACTTCCTTTTTAATTTTATACCACTAAATCCCCCGATATGGTCTCCGCCTTGCGAAAATGCAATACTTTTAATATCAACCGATTTATAGAAGTCAAGCATTATATTAAAAACCTTGTCTAAATTTTTAATGATTTTAGCACCAGTTTCATATCTATAACCAAAATAATAATAGTCATCATCCATTTGTACAAAGTATTTTATTCCTATTTCTTGTGCAATCTTAAACGATGCGTTCCTTGCGTGTATAATAACCTTTCTATTATCAAAGTTGTTTCCCTCATCAATCTCATCCGCCATCAATTTTTTATCAAATATTTTAACATTGTCTATTCCATAGTTTTTTTGATATTTATTGATATGTTTATCTTCATTATCTACTATAAAATAAATTGGACCAGTATAACCACATTTCTTCAATGTAGTATAGGTTTTGACATTGTCAGGTCTTCCATGCGTAAGTATAAATACCGCAAAATTATTCTCCATATTCTTCCAAGTATTGTTTTTTAATATCATCGCAAAGTTTAATATATCCATAATCAATAGCATCTTCAAAATCAATTATCACAAGACCACTTCGTTCCATTAAATGTTGCATTTCTTTACTACTATGTGCATAATAGTCAGCAATTTTTTCATAGTTAAAAACGTTATGTCTTCTTGCTGCATCAATCAAAAATATTTTTTCATCATAAGATAAAGAAGATTCATCTATTTCCTTTATTAACCTATGTGTTTTTGATTTATCGCATAGTTCAATAATATGAGGTTTTGCATTTTTAGGTTCATAAATTGGAGATTCAATTTTTACAGAATATTTTTGCTCATCTTTTTTTGGTGCAAATTCTTGACCAAACATATTGATTTGTTTCATTATTTTGATTTTAAAAGTTTATCAAAGTAATCGGCAACCGCCATCCGATAGCACTGATGCTCCATGTAGTCATCATCCTTTAACTTGTTTTTTATGTCAATCTTGTCCTGCCTTGAACCTTCAAACATTTTATCGTTCATTGCCTTTAGGACCTTATCGTAGGTGTCCTCAACCTCTACAATAATTTTACCTCGCTTGTGCAGGATATGAAAGACATCAATTCCAAAAACAATGCTATCCCAAATGCGAAACTTAGAGTAACAATCAAACGCAGTTTCTATCTTTTCATCATCGGTAACAAATCTTGGTTGCCACTTGGAATCTTGCTCAACTGGTTTAATCTCATTTAGTTTCTGCATCCCATACCTTGCAAAAGACCTAAGTAACCTATGCAAGTACAGGACTGAAAAGTTCTGATAGGTTTCCGATTCCATATCAAGTTTTCCCTTACTTGCTAAGTCAAAAGCAAGGGTTAATTCACCGACCTTGATGTTTGGGTATTCATCAACGATTGACTTATACATAACCGATAGTTCCTCTTTATTGGGTATCTTATCTCCCTTGATGCCAAGTTTGTGCATACCCCTTATAAGTTCATCAACGACAAGAGCAATGCTTACTGTGTTTAACTTTTCCGATGTCCTTGCAAGTTTAAAGCGTTCCAAATCCACCGCTTCGGATTCTGTCAATCTCGGAGAAGTAGTCATGGAGTTCGTTCCGTTTCTCATTATAGATGTCAAAGTTTGACTTAGTGCTTGTTCCATTTTTAGTTTCTTTAAGTTTAAATAATCCTTTGTAATTGTTTGATATGCTTTGATTTATAACTTTTTTAGCAGTTTCTAAATCACCTCCCGAAAGTTCAACCAAGTTGTTTATGGCAGTTTGTTCAGTCTTAGCAGACTTAAACTTGTTTCCATGCTCAACCTTTTTATATTCCATCCAACCTTTCCAAACATTTTCCCAATCATCAGAAATAAACTCTAATTCTTTTATTTGTATTAAATCTTTCTTTTGTATGGAATTAGTCTTTTGTATAATGGCACTTTCACCGAAGTCGGTAATTTCCGAAGTCGGGTTTTCCCGAACTCGGATAGGTTCACTTTCGGCAGGGATGTCATAGACAATATGATTCCAACCTACAAATCTTCCAGTGGTTTGGTCATGCATCTTAATTGACAAGATATAACCTTTAGACTGCAACCCCTTAAATGCCCTGTCTATACTCCCAGGTTTATCAGGAAGGTTGTTGTACAGATTCTTTTTGTAAATGACCCAATCCGTTGGAAGTGATAATAAATAACTCAAAAGACCTTTTTCATCAAGAGACAGAGACTTGGACTTTATCAACTCATTTGGTAAAGTCGTAAACCTTTCGGTTGATTTGCTCTTTACAATTTGTCCAGTATTCATAAAAAAAATACCTTAAAAAGGTTCGGGGGAAACAGGTCAGCTTTCGCAAACCTCCAAACCTTTCTAAGGCATTAATAAGTTTATCTTGCACTTGGGTTTCCCTACCAAGTACTCCAAATATAACATTTTATTTAACATCTTCAACTTTTTTCTTAACTCGGACCGCATATGTTTTGCCATCAAGTCTGCTGATAACCTTGCGACCTACCTGCCGTAAATCGCTAATCTTATTTGGCGGATATCCCATAAAGTTGCAAACGCACTTACCCGACCGATATGTAACCGCTTTCTTTCTGCGTTCTTCAATGTCATCAATGCTAAGGTCGTAGACTAAATACTCAACTGCATTCTCTAAATGATATGTTATGTCCTTCAAAACTTTAATTTTATTAATGAGATAATACTTGCTCCAATATAGAAAAAGATTGCCAATGGGATTGCTACTAAAATGAAATAAACCCACTCAAAGATTCTTTTCATATTATTTTATTAATTTGGTTAACGGAATCAATATCATTTCTGACCTATTGTTATCTCCACCATTTTTAATTTTGCCTTCTTTGTAGCATTCCCTTGCAATTGCTTTTAGTTCATTTATCTCAATTAAAATTATCCGTAAATGATTAAACAAAACAAATGCCCAATAGTCTGCTTCTGTTGTACTGATTCCTGATGGATAACCTTTGTATCTAAATTCTACTGCAATGTTTCCTGTAAGATGTGCAAGTCTATCTGTTTTGACTTCTATTTTCTGACCTCCATTTAGAAGTGATAATACAACACCTTCTCCATCGTTACCAAAGCGTAAATCTATATCAAAGTTCTTTTGTAGGTGTCCAACTAACATAGGTAGAAATTAGGGTGAGGTTGATAAACCCCACCCGTTGAAATTAAAATGGGGCATCTTCAAAGTCCATAGTGTTAGATTGTTTACTACCACCCGTTACCATAAACTTAGCATTCCCAATGATTGTGCCTTTCTGTCCTTTTTCCCTTTCTTCTTTGGTGATGGATTCTACGATAAAACCATTGTTTCCGTACTGGTCCACCTCTTCCTTAAGGAATAAGGTTGCGGACAAATATTGTCCTTTTTTACCCTTGTACAATCTTTTAGGGTCAATTTTACTTACATCAATGTTGAGACTGATTAATTTTTGCATATTTGTTTTATTTACTTAGTTGAATTTTGAAGGTTGAAGTTACTGACTTAATTGGTAGGTCTCCCTTATGGTAGGTCTTTTCTTTGTCCTCTATTTCCTTTTGCTTTTCCTTTAAAGTGCTGATTTGCTCTTCAAGTTCCGACCAACCAGGGAGGTCTGAAAAGTCATACTTTATGCTATCCATTTGAGAAACGGATGCCCCAAGTACCTCTGCTTTACCTTTTGGGTGCTTCATAAGTTCTGAAAGAACATTCTCGGTAATTCGGGATTTTACCGATTTAATCAATTGCTCTAAACTATTGAACTTGATTGCCAGTTCCAATGGGTCAAGCAATCCATCGTTGACTTGTTCTTGGATAGCATCTGCCATAAGTTCTATTCCAAATTTAGTGGGGGCAATATCCCCCACTTTGATTTCATTAACCTTTAAGGAGTTCATTTTTTCTTTCTTTTAGTTGGTCCTTGATAAATTTGTTAGTTTCAATCTTGTGCTTATTGGCATCGTAGACCTTTTTAAGTTCTACAATGTTACTCGCATTCTTAATCGCAATTGCAAGTTTTCCAATGGTCAACTCGGCATCTTCCTCAATAACCTCTACTGATTCTACTTCCATTTGGGGTAGTGCTTCAACCATTGTCTGCAATGCCACTGTGGTTGCATTAGGGATTGATTCTGCCTCTGATTCATCAAGTACACCCAATCCTAACAAGTCAAGCGTTGCTCTCCGTTTTGCCTTGGTTTCTGCCTTCATAATGGCATTGGCATACATCTCACCTTTAAGACCTGCAATGTTTACCGCACCGATTGATTCGGTACACCGACCATCGGGAAGGGATGCTTTAGAAGTTACAATGTAAACCCCTGCTTCAGCATTGGTGTCTCTACTGGTAATTAGGTGAGAAACTTTGTGTAGTTTGTTAAGTTGTTGAGTTCCCGACCTTGTGCAATAAAGTACCTCCTTGCCATTAAGTCTGAGAATATCAAATGGTTTGGTAAATGGGTCTAATCCCATACGTTCACAATACCCATTATAATACCTCACCTTGTCTCCTGCCGACAGTTTGGACAAATCCCCCTGTAAAATTAATTGGTTCGCAATAGAGGTTTGCTGGTTTTGATTCTGATTCTGTTGTGTCATTTTGTTGTGATTTGATGTGATAAGGAAAAGGTCGTTCTATTTTAAATGGTGTGTTTTCTTTCATTGGGGAAATATGCGATATGTAAATTTCCCAATCTTTGATACTTTTAAGTCCATAAAAGTAATACCACTGCCTTCTTTGGTTTGATATTCCCTCGTAGGTTCTTTGTGGGAATGCAGTTGCACGGACTTCACCATTGACCGCAAGAGTCATTTCAATTCGTTCAGATGGCATAATCTTCCTGCTTTAATTTATCCTCTGCATATTTTTGGATGCACTTTTCTTCTACCAATGCATAAAGGTCTCTTTTGAATTCGGGTTTTAGATTAAATACATACCACCCAGGAAAGTTAATGTACCTAACATTTATTTCCCATTCTCCATCTTTGGCAGTAACAAAAGCACCAGCAGTTGCAGGTAGGTCAACATTTGCGTTGAACCATTCTTTAGGCATTGTAACATTTGCGGTAACGTAGTTCATGTGATTTATTTTGTGTTAAAGTTAATTAATTTCTTCTAATATCTGAAATAATTTTTGCATTGTACTCAATCTAACTTTGCCAGTTTTTTCAGCACGATTGACTGTGGCAAGTGAGATTCCTGATAATTCTGCTAACTTTTCTTGCGTTACTTCCTTGCTTCTTCTTAGTCTTCTAAGTTCTTTGTTTGTCATTGTCTTGTTTTTGATTATTAAATATAAATGTATAAATCCGAATAAATATCTTTCTTATTGTCCTTGATTAATTTCTCACACGCTTTGCATCTACTTGCGTGTTTATCTTTTGAGGATGCATTTTTATTGAACTTATCCAATGGTTTCTCTTGCTTACATTTAGTACATTGTTTCATTATCTTCATTTTGAGGTAAAATAATTGACTTAACGTAACCCATTAATCTGAACTGCTCAACAGTTTCTTTAAGATGCTGAACCGCTTCTCCGCTATAAATCATGGCATCAATAAGTTCACCGAGTAACTTGTGTCGTTCAAAGGTGTTTAGGTCGCCCCATTTAGGCAGTGGCATTTCGGACATTTTGATTGTGTTTTAATTGTGATTGTGTAAAGTGATTTGCAACATCTGCATTTAACCCAAATAGGTTGCAGTATTTTCTTGGTATTCATTACCTACAAAATTGGTCTTGCAGTTGTCCGACTACCCAAAGCATTGCGATAATTGTTGCCCAAGTGATGATTGTTTTTGGTTTCATTGTGTTTGGTTTTATGTGATTAATTAAATATTTCTACTTGAGAAGGAAGAAAAGTTACAGTAATAAAATCATCTAAAAATGGAATATTTATATAATAAAAACCATCTTCAACTTTTACAACTTTATGCATTGTTCCTTTAAGATTCATAAAATTGATTTTAATAATTGCTTTCATAATTGTGTTTTTTAATTGTGATTTGTTGCAGTTGGGAGGATACTGCACCCCTTGTTATTAATTATTTAAAGGGTTAAATGTTAAGGATATACAAAGATTGCCATTTTTCCCTTTTTTATACCCTACTTGAAATATTCCGTATTTTCTCGCAATTTCCTTTTGGTAATAACCTCCACCCTTATACCAATCTTGATATAACTTTGGTAAAATAAAATTTGCATCACTATTTGATACCCATGCACAATATAAAAAACCATCCTTTTCACTACCCCAATTTAAAGGTGTATTCATTTTCTCCAATTTATTCGCAACCCAATAAAATCCGTATTCTTCTTTTTGTGAAGTAATTAGTTTAAAAACCTCTTGAATTGAAGGGGATATTTTTTCTTGCTTTGTCATAATGTGTGGTTTAAGTGTGATTGTTTAGCAAATGTAATTCTTTGTTTCATATAAATAATACTTTTTTTATTTTTTTTAAAATATTTTTTGTCGTTTACCCATAAAAAAGACCCCCAATGTAGAAACATCAGGGGCAAATCACATTAATAAACACAATTAAAACAGTCAAATGTCATTGATAAATAGCATTTTATGCATGGATTTTACAGAAAATTCAAGCATTTCCAAACAAAGTTTTTTTAGTTCCTGCATCTTTTCAACCTCTTCACGGGTCATTGGATTGGCAGTTTCAAGCATAGTTAGGACCTCAACCGATGAAGATATGTACTCGGGATAGGTGTATCCTATCTCTTCTTCAACTTCTTCAACCTCTTCTTCTTCGCCTAAAATGAGGTCCTCTTCCATAATTAAAGGACTTTACCTTTGAAGATTCTTTTGTTTCTTACCTCAAAATTCTGACCATCAATATCTATAATTCCGAAACCCCAATTCCATTTGTTGATGGGGAGGTATGCTGGGTGCAATTCGGAAAGGCAACCAAGCGACCAAGTTGTAGTTATCTCACCATTCATATTGCTTTCCGTATGTTCACTGGTCTGATGGTTATGACCTTGCATTGCGGAAACCTTACCCCTAAGAAACAATCCCCTTGCTATGTTTACAGGACTGAAAACTGAACCCCCGAATTCGTGCCCGTGGATTATGTTTAAGTCACCTGCTTTCATTATACGCTTGTCCTTGATTATCTCTATACCTTCTGCCCTTGACTTGATTATGTTTTCAAGTTCAAACTCCTCCACTCCGACTATCTCGTGTGCTTTCATCCAAAGGAAATGGAAATACCTTTCCTCATGGTTACCTACCTTAAAATAAATCTTGGCATTAAAGGTCTTTTTAAGGATGTCCATGAACTCCTTAAATGTCTTTAGTTCATGTGCAAATGACCTCGCCTTTGGGTCTTTGGCAAATCTGCTCAATCCAAAGAAATCAAGCGTATCACCATTCAAAAGAATAGCATCGGGTTTCTCACCTTTTGCATAATCAAACGCACAGGTGATAGCATCAATGCTATGATAAGGTATGTGGATATCGGAAAGAACCAACAACCTCTTTGCATCAATGATATAAGGTTCGTAAACCGCCTCATCTGACTCGGGTAAGTTGTAAGGGTTTCTTGGTCTTTCAGGCATTTGTTTTCTTACTTTTATTCGGTTGTTTGCTTTGCCTTCTATTGCTCTTAGCGTTCTTCTCACAGATTCTACATTGCTAAAAAGCAATTTATTTTCACTATAAACAATTCTCGCAAGTTTTAGTGATGGCATCTCCCATCCATATTTCTCACGATATTTCGCACAAAGTTCTGATTTGTTCATAGATTTATTTGAAATATAGATTTGCTTCTGCTTCCCTTCTGCGTGTAAGACCTGCAAGAACCTTTGAGTTCGCCTTATTCCATTTCATGAACTCTGCCCTTATGCTTGGGTCATTATGGTTTGCATTAACCTTTTTTAGCAAGGTTGACTTTTGTAAGTTGACTATCCCACAATTATATGCAAATGATACCAATGCTCCGAATTGGTTAGGAGTTATATGCGATGGTACTAATTTTGCCACCTTACTTGCAAACTCATCAGCAATGAGTTCAAACAATTTATTTGCCTTGTCTTGTGTGATTGCATGACCTGGCAATACTGGTGAACCATCTTCATAGAAGGTGTTGCCGAATCCAATTGTCCACTTTTTAGCAGAGCATTGGTAGGCTTTTAGTTTACATCCCTCAAACTCTTTAATAAGGTCTGCACCTTCTTTGTTAAGTTTCATAACTTGGATTTAATATACAAAGAACCTGCAATTACTGCAAGGATAAAAAACAACCATAATTGCCTTCTTTTTGCCTTTCCTTTCCATTCTATCACCTCGTTATTTAAACGTGCTGAATCGGTCTGTAATAACCTCACACGTGCATTATCTACAATGAATGACTTGATGGTATCGTGAATGGTTAAAGTCTTTGTTATTGTGTTTGTTTTCCACTTTGTAACGTAAACAAATTCGTTTACTTTTTGGGTATCAATTTGAATATCTACGTTTATTACCGTATCTATCTCAACCAAAGTATCTGACTTGGTGATGAAGGTAGTATCATTCGCACACCAACCATTTCTCACCACAACCTCTGCCACTTGTGATAATTTTTCCTTATCTCGTAAAACCTGCTTAACTGGGTTACAAGACATGAACAATAAGATTAAAAGTAAGTACCTCATTTCTTAAATATTTTTTCAGCAGATGAGAACCCAAGTGCGGATGATACGATGAACGTAACTGCAAATATTGATGCATCATTTGGTTTGGCAATGACAGTAGCACAAAGAGATAAAGTACCGATGAAGGCACAAAATCTTTTCATACTTAAACGATTTGATTCTTCTGTGAAGAACTGCCTCATCCTTTGATTTCTTTATACATACGATAAACGTTGTAGATTATCGTTGACAATCCTGCTAAAATAGCAACGACTACACCAATCTCGGAGAGAGCAATATCTGCCCACACCTTGATTAGTATAGTCGCTACGCACATTCCAATAGACTTGCTATCCATTCTCGTTTTTCTCTTTTTGGAGTTCTTCTGCAATCTTAGCGTTAGTCTCTTGTAGTTGCTTTTGGAAGTACTCAATCTGTCCGATGATGTCGTAAGCAGCTGCTTTGAGTTCAATAAGTGTCATAGTATTTAATTTATACAAATTTAATTAATTATTGCTAACCCAAGGCAAAGGAAGGCTTACTTCTTTTGGGTTCTTTTGGTTCTCAATTTGCTTGTCAAGTGATGCATCAATTACCGCCACATCCATTGCACTTTCCAACCATCCCTCTACAATTGCCTGTGTCAAGTCAGCATATGGGGTGAAGTTGTCGGGTGATGGGGAAGGGATGCTTTGAGCACCATAGGTCTCAGCGAACCAAATCTTGTCACCATCAATCTGCTCTGCTTGTCTCCTCCAATGTACTGTGAACACCACATCAGTTAAGTTGTCAGCAGTTGTAGGGTATTC